GTCACCATCAATGCCAAGGTTTCCAACCTCGTGCATCCACTTCATCATCTCATCCCATTCACGGGACGCACGATTCAGTCCAAGTGTGGAAAAACATTTCGCTCGAATGCGCTTCAAAAAGAGCGCAAAAGCGGCGAAATGTCGCTTATTGTGTAGAAAACCAGTTAAGGATCCCGCACAAAAAGCACGCGTCTTACCAGCGTCTACCTTTTCGATCTTACGTCGCTCATCTTTCAGAGTGACAATGAAAGGGTCACTGGGCACTTCGCCTCGAGACATAATAGTCGTCCACGAGTCGTAGTGTATTTGTGCTTCCACACCAAGCCGCCACTTTCCGGGTTCACCGACAAGCAACTGCTTCTTCGCTCCCCTCAATTTCGAATTAAGGGAAAACGGATAGCCTGAGGACGTTGTTGTGTCCACAGACTCTATCTGACCAGGAATACCATTAAGGCATTCATCGATAGTCAACTCACGACAAAGGTCAGTACTTTGCTTATATGCCATGAGTTCTTCTGTGAGCGAATCAACCGCTTGGTTGACTGCATCTGCAGGAAATTGTGACGTAGAAAGCCCATATTTCTTCAGGGCTTTGACCATAGGATCATGCTCGGCTGTTGCAAACAGCAAAGCAGGTTTAGTGGTATGGTCAACCACTAAGTCATGTATCTCCGATGGTCGGAGAGTTGTTTGTCCAGATGATGAAACGTGTTGTTCACACTCCATCACAAATTGTGTCTTATTCATTCCAATGCCGTTCTGTTGAACAGCCTGTTCCTGAGGAAAGTCCATCTGTCGCGATATTTTTGCGACAGGATTCATGAGATTCAAATAAGCCTTAAGCTCATTCTGGTCCAACATGACGCCATAGGATTTATCCTTATTCGTCAATGAACCACTTTCATGCATTCCGATGATCTTGAGAGATCCACCGGACTGAGCCATGATCACGTTTCCGCAATCACCAGCCCTTCCTTCATACATATAATAGAAGTCACTAATCCACTCCGCACCATTGTTATCAAGGCGCGTCTGAGCGGCAGTTATTTCCAC